ATTATAAGTTCCTGTGCTGGGTGCGATATACTTATAAGTCGTCGTATTGAAGTTTCCTGGTGCGTCCAATTCAATATTATCATAAGGGATAATTTGTGATGTGAATTGATTATTATATTCTTCAATACTAACATTCAGTTCATTTTCTTTGTTTTCAACAATTATACTTTCATCATTTCCAAACGCAGATAAGTATAGTTTTCTAAATAAATTGGAAGTCAAAAAAGTTGATGTATAAGAATATCCCGCTTCTTCAAATATCTTATCCCAAATGGCTTTAGCCCTTATCATCGGTTTGAACCTATTGATTGGAAGGGGGTTTCCTGTTCCCGATGAAGTGAAGTGTTTACCGACATTATCTTGTGATATACGGGTTTCAATTGGAATACCATCTTCGTCGTAGTTCACCCCAAAATCAATCAATGGATACAATATATCACCTTGAAATAATCCATTTGTTAATGAAGGGGTATTTGGATACGCAGCCCAACTTAATATAACATTGGATATGTTTTGTGTGTGCGTATATTCGGATAAGTCAAGTTCATTCAAATAACCTTCCCCGACTGATGTTCCAAAATCTTTTGTTTCACCCAAAAAGATAAGTTCGTAGTCAACCTTCTGTTGTTGTCCTGATAAGTATATCTTCTGTAGTCGGATTTGTCCAGTCCTGAATAACAAACTATCAACATATATGAAGGCTTCCCTTTTTTGTGTTATATCAAAATCCAATCCGTTGATTTCAAATGCTGTTTTGAAAAACTGATTGTTATGTGAAGTCGCAGGAACACGGAATGTCCTTGAAAAGACACTCTTCGCAGATGTATCCCGAATGTCTTCAATACTGAAGGTTAATTTCGGGGGGCTCTGTTCATATAAGTCAATTGAAATACCATCAATAATTAATTCAACCATTATCCCCTTTGTATATTCAATTTATGTGCTGATTTCATCTGTATCTGATATTGGAAGAATTTGTCTTTTCTGAATGTTCGTTCATTCCAAGTCGTATTCGTCAACACTACAGGAACCCAAGTAGTTGATGGATGAAAACGAGCACGAACATCAGGTGATACAAACAAACTTTTTAGTTTCAACGCATCTTCATCAGATAAGAAATCTGTTGTGATTGTCCAACCTTCTTGAACATCAGTATGGTATACTTGTTCACCCCTTGAATAGTTTGGCAAACTGAATGTGGCTTCACCCCAAGTTCCTTCTGGTTTCACATAAGTTTCACGACTTATGGTATAGTTATTATCCGTCCTTTTGGTGAAATAATAATAATCACGAACACCAAAACTATTCAACCAACTTAATTGGACATAATCAAAGTCATTACATTGTTCATCAACAATATCCACCCTGATTGGAGCATATGTCGGTGTCGGACTATAATCATCTTCTGTTGAACTACAATTTCCAGTTCCCTTCAATGTATAAGGGGCTAAATAGTAATGTGTTATGTTTTGAAAATTTGTCACCAGTCCTGCGTTTCTATTTCCTGAATTGAAGTGAATAATATCATATGGATATACTGGGTCTGTTTCATCAAATAAGACATTATAAATGGTGTCCAATATAATTATTCCACTTGTGTTCACCAAAGTCATTCTGACTCCCCTAATTCCTTCACATCCCGTTGGTATTGGAAATGAAATATTTTCCCTTGAATAGTTCAACCACGAAGTGATGAAATCAACATCATTTCGGTGTCTTGTCAAACAATATACATCTTGTATTGACGCATCAGTTGAAATCCAGTCTGGTATGACACCAGTCAAAAATGTTTTGTTTTTTGTGGTGAACATATCAGATAATCCAACCCCTTTTTCTGATATGATTGGACACCCAACTACTCCCGCAAGTAAGGGGGTATAATTTTGATAAGGGAAGTCCAATTCATTCCATTCTTTTCGTCCACCAATAACAATCTTATTGGATAATGTTCCTTGAACCACAAACACCCCAACACCATTGATGTATCCATATCTTAATGAATACCTGAAGGTTTCGTCGGGGGCAAATGAAAACGCATTTGATGTTTCCGCACTATAGTTTGGTGTCGTATAATTTTGTAGTATCTTCTGAATATCAAAGTGAAAATACCCCTGAATATTTGGATATTGTTCCACAAGTGCTATTCGTGTTGATAAGTCCGTTGTCAAAATTTCAACGGCACATTTTTCACCTGTTTCATTCAAATCAAAGAATGTATACAAGTTTTTTCCATAAGATTTTTCAACCTTATTTATATCAGAAATCAGTGATAAGTCAGGTGCTTCAGCCATTTCCAAATTCTTTATTATAAATATTTATAAGTCGCTCTTCTATATCTTTTGGATAAAAATCAAAGGCGTCAATACCTGGAACCTTCTTTGGATTGTGTTTACTACCAAACCTATATCCAACAGGTTCATTGAATGCCCCAGCGACTTCTGCGGGTATTCCAAACGCTCCATTTCTTTTGAAACCATCAACACCAAAACTTAAGAAATAACCATAATACATCATTTGAATGATGAAGGCATCTTCTTCAATACGAACCCCTGAAAAACTCCGTCTTAAGTTTCCCGTCCTGTTTTTGAATGGTGCTCTGCGTGTTCCACCTTTGTATAATAAATTGTATACATCAGATAATAACACCGACAATTCACCATCAACCCCTTTGTCAAGGTATTCGGCTGTTTTCAGTATTTCGTTTGCCAATTCGTCTATATTGTCTTCAATCGGCATATCAAATTGGTTTGTCGCAAATGTCCAATGGACTATTATAAATTATTGTCAACGCTCCCGTAGCCCCAACCACATCATCTGAAAACCTTTCTTTGAATGGTGTTATGGTGAAGGGTGTTGATATTTCAACAAGGGGATGAACCAAAGTCATATTGAACTTTGAAATCACATCAGTCAAATACTGAATACATAATGACTGGTGTTTAATTATATCCCTTTTGGTGTCCTTTGCTTGTGTCATACTGATAAGATTGAAGGTGAACCTTGAAACCTTATTGTCAGCCTGAATATTGATTGGATTAAGAAACATATACGGATAATCAGGTGCTTCATTTGTATCGGGGGTATTCATATCACTTATATCCCCGTATCCAAATGTGTTCACGAACTTATGATTTTCACATATACTTTCTATTGTTGTTATGATTTCTTCGTATGTCATCAATCTGTTTTTTTTCTTCTTCTAATTTATCTTTTTTCCATGCCAAGAAATTGAAACATTCCTTGACATTATGGTTCACGACTTCTTTGATATTCAGAAACTTTTCGTCAGCCAAAACCATAATTAAGTCATACCACATATATTCGGGGGAAATCTTTTCTATTTCTTCTTTGATTTCCCCTTCTTCGTCAATACCAAATAATTTTGAATAACCTTTGAAGATGGTTTCCCTATATCTGATATATGATTGTATCGCTCCCCAAACTTGTCGTAGTGTTATGTCCTTTGTGTCGTTTAATCCATATAATTTCTTCGCAATACCATCAATGGTTTTTCTTAACCCCTTATTGAATAGTATTTCCAAATCAATGAAATCACCCAATGTAATGTCATCAAAGTTGATAAGTTTGTGTTCACCAATTTCTTTGACTATATCACAATCGGACGGATACAGGACATTATAAATAATTATCACCCCAACTGATTTGGTTTTGTCGGGGATTATTTCAATTTCGTCGTCGGGGATTTCCATTGCTTCCTTAAGAATGTATGCCCAACTAAATTCGGACTCCACATCAAAACGAGCCAAGTCCTTCCACTTATCCAAAGTGAAATCTTCGGGAACACTATATGTATTGTTATTTATGACGAAATCAAACATACTTAAAAATATATTATCTAACCCAATTGTATGAACCCTTCTTCTTTTTTGTTTTTCGGGCATAGTTGGTGATTGCTAATGACATAACGCAGTCGTCGTGAAACCCCTTTTCAGCACCATACTTAATGTTCCGTGTTGAAGGTGAATATTCAAATGTGAAGGTGTTTAATTCTTGAAATAAGGGGGGATATAATTCTTGTGAAGGTATGACTATACTTCCATCATTAAAATCCAATATCAGTCCTTCTATGATTTCCTGTTTGGTTTTTGTATTGGTGATGAAGGGTTCAATGTCTTTATATTCATCCCGTATCTGTTCATATATCACATCCCCTATACTATTCACTTCCACCAGTGCCGATGCCTTGTGTTCCTTAAGTTTTTTGATGATGTTATTGATGATGATTTTCCAATCTTTTTTATTATCCCGATATATGTCAATCACATTCCCCGCATCATCCATAAATGTTGCGACTGAATAATCCATTTGTCTTCCCAAGTCAATACCACAATATATCCGTCCTTGTGGTTTTGGATATTCATTGAAGGTGGTTATGTTATGGAACACCTCTCCACCATCATCCACAAATTCAGCCAAGTATTCCTGTTTGTATACATTTTCAGGAAGTGTCTTCTTTGCTTCAATTACATCATTCTTATTGACATACGGATTGTCATAACTATTCCCGTGATATGATTTGTAGTCGGGGTATTCATCTGACTCCCCCATCTGATATAAATTATAAAACCAATTTTTTCCTTTCGGGGTTGATAAGAATAACACCTTCTTTCCCTTTACCAGTAGTGTCGGTTTGATGGCTTCAATCCATGCTTCTTCTTTGATGTATGCGGCTTCGTCAATGATACAATAGTCAAATGTATACCCCCTGATGTTGTCGTATCTTTCCGCACTTCTGAAGATGATTTCCGAACCATTCTTCAGTATGATGATATTGTCCGAATAATTACAAGTTTCCACTATTTCAGTGTCCACAATGTTTTTGAACAATTCTTTTTGAACTTTGTTGGTTTGTGAATATACGGGGGAAACCCATAAGATACTTGTATTTGGATTATTTATTCCCCAATATAACATAAGGTTCATTGCCAACAAACTCTTCCCAGATTGTCTTGAAATGGATACAATGTGGTATTTTGATGAACCCCTGACTCCATCAAGAATTTCCTTCTGTTTCTTCGTCGGTATTATCCCTGTTATTTGCTTCGCCAAATTTGAATATCACTTGATTAAGGGGTTTGTCTTCACCCCCATTTATTTCAGTCCTTTGAAGTTTTGGAAGTATGTAGTCCGAATATCTTTCAACAATTAATAACGCTTTTTCGGGATTATCTTCCGCAACCCGTTTCAACCATTTTTGAATATCAGGCAATGAACTTTCAATCAACATCTGAAACGCTTCACGAATTTCTTTTGTCGTCTTATTTGGAACACCCTTCGGGCGTCCGTTTGGATTGTTTGTATGTCCTTTTCTTCCTCTCGGCATGACTTGTATCAACTTGTTGTCTTCAAATAAATATAATTACTTGAAGAAATGATATTTTAGTTCAAAAATGATGTTTTGTGAACATATACCACATTTTCCTGGTGTCTTGTTTGATTTGAATAAATAATTATAAATTTCATATACCATATTAATTTCTTCTTTGGTTTTCTTTCGTGTTGAAAAGAATAAGTTTCTGTTATTCATCACCCAATTTTCATAATATTGTTCCTTTGACATACTGGGGGTTGGCGTCGGTTTTGGTGTTGTTTTTACCTTTCGTGGACGACCTGGTTTTCTTTTACCTGTATTTTCCATAATTTTTTAATATTTGTGTTGTTATTATCTTTAATGATTTTCCCTTATACTTTGAATTATCATTAATTCTTTCCTGTAGTTTTTCCATAATAATTGAAACACCCTTTTTGTATTCAGTTGAAATATGACTTCTTGATACATTCATTCTTCGTGCGACTTCAGAAAAATTATTTCCCAATGAAGAATATAATAATATTATCATTCCGTAGTATCTTTCCCTGTCATCACCTTCTAATAGTTCATCTATACAATCAAACACTTTGTCGGTGATTATATCTTCATCAACATCATAATCTTCTATTGGTGTTTCAATGTTATTATCAAATTCAACAGATTTGAATTTTCTATAATTTTTATGAAAAGGGGATGTGGAAGAATTCCAATTATTCGTTCCTATACGAATAATAAAAAATTTTCCATCACCCTTTTCAACTACCTTTTCAGTTTTTTTATTTTCAAGAAACATTGTTATGACTTCTTGAACAAAATCTTCGTATAATTCAGGTTTTTCACCTTTGGTGATATTATACATCCATTCCCTGATGTTTTCATAATTTTCACTTATCCATTTGTTTACCAGCATATTTCCCTATTTGAAATGCGATGGTATACAAAATGATTAAAAATACTACTTTTTCCATTTCTTTTTTAATTCTTTTTTGAATGCCATTAATTTATTATATTTTCTTTGTTCTTCCACTTTATATAAATACAAGTCATACCAGTTTTTCAACGAAAACTGGAACTGGTTTTTTTTCATTTCTTCTTCCATTATCCTAACATAAATTGTTCGTTTTCTTTTATTTCAATTTCCATTGTATTTGGATTCCATTTGATATTATGTGCCGATGATGTTTTTCCGTATCTGTTTTTGATAATCGCAACATCCGCCTTATTGTCATCAATCTGTTGACTTGTTCGTGAAACACCCAATACCATTGTTGCTTTTTGTCCTTTGGATACGGAACCAGCCATCTGACTTAAGTCAGGTATTTCATTATTCAATCCACTTCTATTGGTTTGAACCGCAGTCCAAAATACAATGTTATTCTTCCAACAGAATTCTTCCAATTCATTGGATGTATTTATTTCGCTCATCCAGTTTTCTTTTCTGACTTTCGTTGGAGCCAACAAATCCAAATAGTCCAAACATATCGCATCGGGGGTGAACCCTTCAGCCTTTAGTGTTTCCATAAAATCTTGAATATCACTTAATGATGTTTTCCCCGAATACATTTTTACCACCTTAAGATTTGGAATGGTTTTCCCCCTCTTTAAGAGTTCATTTGATGGATTGCCTAACTTCACCCTATGAAGACGAATATAATCGTTTGTTGCCCCCTCAAAAACGATATGAAGGACTTTCAGCCCCCTTAACATCAGTTGGTTCGCCATATATGATAAGAATACTGATTTTCCAATCCCCGTTGATGCCAACAATATTCCAATTTCGCCGCGCCCAACACCACCATTATTATCAATCAAATCCACCCCCGTTGGAATAACATCCCGTTCCAATTCTTCATCATAATCCCAAAGGTTTTTCACTTCGTAGTCATAATCATTCTTCTTCAGTTTTTCAATGTCTTTCAACTTTGAAAATAATGTATCAGTATCAATCTTATGTATTTCTTCACCAACATTGGAAATCATATTTTCCTCCAACTTTCGTTTCATATTATCAATCATATATTTCTTTTCCCCGTCAGTCATTTGAATATCTTGTATTTGGTATTTCACATGCTCCATTATTTGTTTCTTCAGAATGTTTTTTTCAACACCATCTTCAATCTTTGAAGGAAGGTTTTCATCAATTCGTATATTCAGTATTTCATAAGTTGGTATTTCATTATACAAATCAAAGTGTTCCTTCACATTGGTATAAATAAAATCAATCGCTTTATTCTTAAACCTATACTTCTTCAGTATATTTTTATTCTTCTTAAAAAACTTTGGTTCTTCAAGTATCATCTTAATTAACAAGTTGTCATAATTCATATTTTTCTTTTTTTGATTGGATTGGTGAAGACGGAAATTTGTGTAGTGAAAACGGAACAAATTTGGATTCCGTCTTCACATACAATTCAATCTTTACCATCTTTTTATTTTTATTTTTTTATTAATATATTATTTGATATAATATTGTGGAACATTTTGACACTACGGGTGGATACATAATGTCCCCCCTTTTTTAATGTTTTTGTTCCCCGTAGTTTACCATTGGTTTTGGTTTCTTTTTAGTCAGATTCAAATATCTTATCTGTCTATTTTCAGTCAGATTTCTTCTGATATACCCCCCATCTTCCAGTTCTTTGATTTTTCTTTTTATTGTCATAATTGAACAACCCATCAAACTGGATAATTTCTGATTGGATACATAACACGCTGCGTCCTTTGGAAAACCTTTGATGTATGAATATATTAAATTCATATACACATCACCAAACCCCCAATCCTTATAAATAATGTATTCTTCTTTTTTCATTATTTCTTATATGGATTTGGAATATCAAATGGATGATTTTTTTGTTCTTCTTCAATCCATTCAGACAATTGTTTGATAATAAGATGTTCCAACTTGTCCTTCATTGTTATGTCCCTATTGACACATTGTTTTTTGAATTCATTGTGAAGTCCCGCAGCGATATGGATGGTTCGCTTGTTTACCATTTTCAAACTTTCTTGTTTCATAATTTTTAAGTTTTGTATTTTTATTTATATCCATAAATATAGTAGTAGTATACAAAAGTATCAATAGTCCATAAAAAAAATTTTGTGGATTGAAAACTTTGTCTTATATTTGTGGTATGAAAATCATCAACATCCCCCAAACACTTAATCAAGTCAAATCACAATCAACTTTGGTTGGAAAACTTCAAGTCCTATACATCATTAAGGAACACGCTTTGTATCCACATCTGATGGATATGATTTCTAAATTGATTGATATGGACATGCGTGGTATTCATACCCAACAAGACACATTGAACTACATTGACGAAATTTGTGATGAATGTATCAATCAATTCAACAATCCCCCCAAAGTCAAAAAAGTTGACTCTGAACTTCCTTTTTGACGACAAATTCAACAAGTAGTATATTTGTTATTAAGATACTACTTTTGTTGCCATAATATTAGTATATTGTATTTTTATTTTTTTGGATGGAGTGTCAACGGACACTCCATTTTTTTTTCACATATATTATCTTATAGTATGCCAAAAGGAATTAAGACATTACCCCAATCAAATAACCCCATTGACTACAATGAAACAATGGAAGCATTACGACGAATTGGATACGACACGACACAAAACATTAATCTTCAATTTAAGGACAAAATAAGACGCATATACGGAGTTTCTTTGGATGATATGGATACTGACATTAAGTCAAAAAAATAAGGGGTTATTTACCCCTTATTTCACTTCAGTCAAACTCTTGACTATATCCTCAAGATTTTTTATTCTTTCTTCAAGTAGTTTCAAACTACCACTATTATTTTCGTTGATTGAAGGATTGATTTGTTGATAATCAATCCTTCTTTTTGTATAAGACATTACGATTCAGTTTTCTTTTTCTTTGAAATAAAACTCCATACAAACCCCCCTAATGTCATTGTCGCTCCAATCACTTCCAATAATGTCTGTTCGTCCAAATAACCTTTACTGACGAATATTCCGCCGATGAATGTCAACCCATGACGGATTAATCCACTTAATTCTCCATTTTCCATATCTTCAATATAATTAATCATTTATACAATTCTTATTTTAACAACACCTGATGTGTGATAAAATTGTCCTAATTGAACTCCACCTGCGGCTGCTGCTGTATCATCAGCAAAATCCAATGAAGCATATTGTGTCATTCTTAATTTATAAACAACCGCTTCGTCATCTTGTAGTGTTGTCTGTCCCTGTCCTCCAACAATAACACTTCTATTATGTGATACATTATTATTTATTCCACTTACAACGACTCCACCTTGTCCATTAGACACCCTATTACTTTCACCACCAATAACAACACTTCTTAATTTCTCCGCTCTGTTATTTCCACCACCACCAATAACCGCAGAATGTTCACCTGATGCGGTATTAGCAAAACCACTAACAACAGCATTATTACCTGATGCGGTATTACTCTGTCCTCCTAAAGCAACGGCTCTATTACCAGTTACACTATTACCATTACCAGCAAAAATACCATTATCATCACCATTACTTTTTATGTTATTTCTTCCACCGATAATAACACCCTGCCAACCCTGACTTAAGTTATTATCTCTTCCTGCGAACATACCCCTTCTATAACTATCAAAGGACATATCATTACCTATACCAGCAATAATAACATCATTACTACCTTGTGAGGCAATAGTATTACCATCACCTCCAATCATACCACTATTTATTCCTCCAAGTAAAGTGTTATTTTGTCCACCAATTAAATACCTATTACTATTTCCTGTGGTTATTCTATTACTTGTATCATCACCACCCGCTAAAAAGGTATTTGTATTACCTGATGTAATCGCAGATAATGGATAATAATCAGGAAGAACATTATTTGTTCCATCACCTGAAACAAACACTCCACCACCACCACCAGTTGAACCACTTAAATATATTGTTTGTCCTGATGTGGTTATGTCTATATTCGTTCCACTAAAGATTATATCCCCCGTCAAACTTTCCAATGAATTTACCCCCGTTCCATCACGCAAATCACTGACTTTGACTGAATATGTCGCAGTGTTTCCACTATCAACAACAGCCAATCTATCATCACTTGTGATGCCTGTCCTTAAGGGCAAATCAAATATTTTCTTGTTTCCAGCCATAATATTATAATTCTGTTATGACAACTGAAAAACCTTCGCCTTCCAATTGTGTTTTTATTTTGTTGCTAACAACATCTAATAAGTCAACACCATCCACCGCTCTATCATAATCTACTCTAACCGGCAAATTAAGATTTGGTTCAATTTCACTTAAACCATTTGTATATGATGTTTGATTAACCCAAGATGCGTTCATAACTCTTATTGAACTTCCATCAGTATCTAATAACGGGTTCAATCTTGTATAACAACCTTGAAGTGTTAATCCGTTATTTAATTCAATGTTTCCGCTAATTTCTAAAGCCATTTTTTTTATATTTAATTAATTAATTTATTCGTATGCCAAAGCAAATCCGTCATTTGTTATTAATACTTCATCATCATTCGTTGTGATGAATGATGTTCCTATATTCAATTGATAATAAATATCAGGGTTCAAGAATACGCCTGCGGAGCCGACTGAATGTCCAACCCCCCTTTGTGCGTTTCCATCCGTATAGTCAGGTGATGAACTTAATGTTGAACTTGTTCCCAAATACAAAGCCCCCGCATCATAACCCGTGAAATTCACCAAACCTGTTATTTTCATTCCATCAGTCAAAGAATTCGTTCCCAAAGAAAAACCAATCAACTTATCATACGCATTTGATGATGTTGGATTTGAAACCCAATCTGTTCCATCCCAATAATATAATCTTTCAGGTGTTGTTGTTGTTCCCGTTCCAATCTTCAATACATTCGTATCTTCACCTGTAGTGCTGAATGTGAATATATTTGTTCCAGTATCTTCTTCAACATTAATACCTGTTCCACCACTGAAACTGATTTGTCCATCAAGTGCCGTTTGTCTTCCACTATCTTTGTATACCGCAACATTTCTTAATATACCATTTGATGTTGTTGTTGACTCAAAATTCACATAAGCGTTCGCAAAATCAACTTCAGTTGCTCCAGTGAATGAAACCTTTGTAGTGTCATCAAACGACACATTAGCACCATTGAAATCAACTGATGAACTTCTAAAATCAACATCAGTCAATCCCGAAAAACTAACCCTTGATGCGTCAACGAAATCAATTTCATCACGGAATTTCACATAATTTTGTGAAATTGAAAATGGTATTCGTGCCCCCAATCCATCAGATAATTGAACGACATTACTACCAGTTCTTCCCGATAAGGAAGCATTATCAGATATTTTTACTAAACTCTGATAAGTATCTTGTATTGTGAAACCTGATAATGTAGCCATTAGTTTTCGTTTTTGTTCCAGGGAGCATTTGCGTCATATCCCTTTGGTTCGGGATTACAAATCCAACTTTTATTTGGAATGACAATACCACTTGAATATCCATTCAATTTATTTGGCATCATTCCATCTATTCCAGGGTTCGTATAGTCAGGAAATAATTCTTCATTATCAATCAAATATTCACGACTTCTTTCCCTATAAAATTCAGATGTATTTTTCACCTGTTCACGCATATATTTCAACTGACTCAAATCAGTATTTTGTGCTTCTTCTGCGGAAGGGTTCAACAATGCCTTGTTTGTCATTTTGTAGTTGAACGAAGGAAGTGCCAAATATACTGAATAATTCGCCAATGTTGGTGCGATGTATTCATTCAACAATGTTTCTTCAGCATCACTTGTCGTTCCACTGAAAACCCTGTTTTTCAAATTCTGATAAAATTTCGTTCCCAACAATTCTTGAATGTATATGTCCTGTGCCTGAATAACAAATGGTGTCAATTCATTTGGCTCCATATTGGCATGAACCGCAGTCAATTCTTTCAACCTGTTTTCTGATATTAATACTACATACGCCATTATACTTCTCCTTGAATGTTTTTATTGAAGTCCAAACTTGAAGGAATAACCTGTATCGGATTTTCTATTCCAAACGGGATTAAGACACCCCTTAAGGACTTATTTATGGACTTCTGTATTGGTTCTATCACTGACGACATAAAATGGGTATATGCCACCTCAATTTCGTTTGCGTTGTTCCCCAAACCTGTTGAAGTATCCCTAATCCCGACTAAAAGAGGCGAAGTCAATCTGTGGGCTGTTATGACACGACTGGTGACTCTTTGTTCCAATGTGATATAATAATCATCAGTAGTTGAATTAATGGATTGTATTTGTGGAGCCAATTCCGGTCCATCACTGAATGATAAGAATAATCTTCCCGCATTATCTGTTCCCGTGAATGATTGAACCATATCTTTGTATAGTGCCCGTTGCTCTTCAGGTGTTGGTTCGGAATTTGGAAGATTAATCATTATCCCCCCCGAAAATCCGTTGGAAATATTGTTGTTATGATAATTGGATATACGGGCATCCAATTGAATATCATTCAACGCTCCAACATAAGATGGAAGTGGATATATGTCATTACCAGGGGTATAGTCATAATAATAATATATTTGTGATGCGTTTTCACCCCTATTATCCGTCCTGTCAAATGATTTGTATTGAATTGGTTTGTATTTTCTTGTGTTTCCCCAATTTGATGAATAATAATAGTAGTCAACCTTATCTTCTTCATTCATCTTTTCACTACGAACATTATTAAATGGAAGGTGATATATTTCAACCACCTTATCCCCGCCTCTGTTCCAAATAGTGTTCAAACTATATCCACCGAAAATAATATAATCCAAACATATCTTCATATAAATGTCATTCAAAGTTTCACCATTCTGATTGATAATTGTTTCACCAAATTCTGAAATTCCTTCCCCAACCGACGCATCAACCTTCGCCTTTACGGCGGTGTTATGTATCGCAGATGTTTGAAGAAGTTCAATAAGTTTTTGTGGATACAAATTATCACTTCCAAATGAAACCCAATCTTTTCCACGAACTTCTTTGAATTCAGGAAGTCCGATTGTGCTTAATTCAAGTATTTTTATAAATTGGTTCATTTTCTAAAATATACAAATTGTTCATTAGTTTCATTATCACTTGTATAATCAATTTGTGGATTTGCCAAGTCATAATTATTTTTTACTTTACATAAGACATTATCATATTCCAACCACGCAACACCATAACCTTCTAATATTAAGTCATAATAACCCCCAATATTATTGCTTCTTTGTATTGCGAAATCCAAAGGGTTTGTCCTAAATTCAGTCCATCCATCACCTTCCCTTATTAAGTCCAAAGTGATATAATCATATTCACCATTGATAAGTGGTTTGTTATTGTATTTGCTTACCAAACGCATTCTCCAACCCGTTGATTTCGGGTATGTGCCGTATAAATACAATTGAACCCTTGTTGTCGTCAAATATAATGTCATACTTATAAATATAAAATGTTTCAGTTTTGTATACAAAAAAAGGGAGCCAATCGGCTCCCCTTTTCATATATAGTGTTTCCCTGTTTACGACAAGATAAGTTCGTAAGCGGGAGATTTGCTGAACCCAGTCAGTTCAACCGACAAACCATTCCTATCACCAAATGCGGTTCCAGACTCGGCTGTTGAACTGGTGACAATAGCACCTGTTTCATTACCAACCAAGAAATAGTTGTCGTTATTCGTTTGGACAATACAAACCAACTTTGTGTTTCTTCCCAAAACATCCAAAGTATTCAATTTACTATAATCCAATTTATTAATCACCATTGTCAAAACGGACTGATAAAACGCAGTGCCGTTTTCTTCGGAAAAGTTTCCTGTTTCCGTCAACGAAGCCGATTGTCTGGGTTGTTGGAATTCAAATGAATTTTCACCTAATGTAGTCAAATCTTCAATTGATGTTGAACCCCAAGTTATACCAGTAACCGCTCCGTTTGTGTTTGTTGAACCACCTGAAAAACTTAAGGAAATATCATCCCCTGTAGCCGAAGCCAAGAAGATTGTCTTAATTCCGCCTAAATTTTCACGACAATCCAAACTCACATTTGAAGTCAATTCACAAGCCATCTTTTATTAATTTTTAATTAGTTTATTCATTACGCCATAAACACCCAAAGTTCTGGCTGTGAAACCGCAACTCCGATTGCCCACTTCATTATTGTTCTTACTTCGTCTTCTGATTCATCATAAAAAACTCTGAATGTTTCAAAATCAGACGACAAGTCCGTTCCCAAGAATAATGTTGACGAACTTCCCAAGAATTTCTGTGCGTTTGAACATCCACTTGAACTTACCACTCTCACGGAAGTTCCAGGTATGAACAATTCACCACCTGGAGCAATGTGATAATAGTTTTCCTGCGTGATTGCCAATTGGAAAATTCTGTATTGTTGTGGTGAACAAATCAAGATTAAGTCATCCATTGTCATCACTTCGTCAGCCAATTCAGCATACATTGATTGTGCTGTTTCAACAGCCCCTGACAATACCCAAGTCGCAGTATGTCCTGTATACTTGTTTGCTCCATTTGCCGCTGTGATAATGTCTTCTAATCCATTGAATGAACCATCACCTTTGATAAGGAAATCTTCGTTCCACTTGTTTAATTTCTTTACGAAATAATCCGCCATCAATTCTTCAACGGGGATTGTTTCATTACCCGCAAATTGTCCCGCAGCCAATGACTGACTTAAGAATGTTTCACGGAGCGTGTTTGGACAATATGATTGGTTCACTTTCGCTTGTTTCAAGTTCAAGTCAACTTGTGTTATTGTCGTTTCACCTGATGTTGTATATCCGCATGAACTTCCGTCAGCAACATAAAAATCACCAGCCATTATGGGCATCTTATTTAAGCCCGCCTTCAAACCAATTCTGACATTCATATAGTCAGCCAAGGAAGTTTCTAAAACCGCCTTTGAAATTAATTCAAAACTATTCTGTTCTACATATCCAGAAATAGCACCTATATTAAAACTCATTTTTTAAATTATTTATTATTTGATTTATTTCTTCTTAATTCAACTAATTTCGCCATTCTTGACTCCATAATTGATTCAGATTTTCTGTTTAAGTCGTTCAAATTATTATAAATTTTTGGACTTCCTGGTTCATCCCTGAACTCTGAAAATTCACTATTAAGTGAATTAATCTTGTTTTCCAATTCCGCAATCTTATTGAAATGTGGCTCTAACCCCTTGACAATTTGACTAACAAAATCTTCCGACAATTCTTCTTTTTGTTCCGTTTCTTCAACGGCATCAATGCTTGTGATAATACCTTCAGCGTCAACTGAAATCAACAAACCATCAGTGGTTTCGTGTCGTCCTTCAGGTGCTTGAATATCACCTTCAGCCGTTTCAACCAATAATTGTTTACCAACTTCAAAATCACCTTCAGTTTTCACAATTGTTCCATCAACCAAAGTTGCTGACGCCAATTCAACTTTTTCGGCTTCAACGACTTCCGTAGTTTCTGTTTGGTTTTTGACTTCCTTTGTTTCTTCGGACTCAAGCCCCAACATAACTCTGATTTTTTCTATTGCTTCTAACGCAGTCATTTTTAAAAAATTTTATTGTTTATTTAATACCAAATATATTATGACTTTTTTTCGTCATTTTTTTCGGTTCTTAATTCTTTGAATGTTCTAATTAAGGTATAAATAATTGAAATACATAATAACATTATTTTCAATACATCTTGAACATCCATAAATGTTATTGATAATGTGCCCGCATTGAAAAGGACTACCTTATCAGTCAATATTGTTTTCCACGACATTTTCTAAAATATTTTTAATATCATTTAATTGCTTTTCAGCCTTCACCAATGGACTCATTTTATTGATGAATTCACCAGCCAACGAAAAACCCCTTAATTCACCTGACTTAATCTTATTCCAAGTGTCGTCATCATTGATTTTATACTTAACATACCAAGTTCCAACAGGAAGTGCGAAACCATATTTGTATGATTTGTCTTCCTTTATACTTTCACTTATCCAAGTTTCCAACAAAGTATTTTGCGTTGTTATGTTATTGTCGTGATTAATATCCGTATTATTATGTCTGTTGAATTTTAAAAATCTTTCCGCCATTTTTTCAATGGTTTTCCTACTGAAATAAATATAAAAAGGTTCACCATTCTCTGTTCTTCTTAATATCATTTTGTTTGGAATCATCAATGGACCCAGCAAAATTCTTTTTTCAGTATCAATTGAAAATTCAAATTTTTGTGCTTGAATTCTTCGTGGACGAAGTGATGCGTTATTATCAGTCGCACCATTTGGTGAAGGGTGATTGATATTATTTGATTTCATCGCTCTGTCTTCGTCAATATTGTCGGCTTTGTTGGTGATAATAACCACCTTTTTTCCATCTTCATTTTTGAAAACCTTAAGTTTACTCCACCAATGTTTACAATTCACCGAACCTTTCCATGCTAATTTTGAATAATTATTTATACCTCTGGGTCCGAAACCAGGGTTCAATCCATCCATTTTTGATAATTCTTCATCACTGAATATTTTTCCCGCTTTGGATAATCTCATCATCGCTTTACAAAACCTTCTTTCAGCACTGGGTCCGGAATACCTCCAAAAAACCTTTGACTCTTCACCCCTTTTTATACCCAATCTTTTTAATATATCCAATGAACGAATTGCCTTAATCACATCACCAACATTACTGAATTCATTTTTGGTGAAATCAACAATAGTATCTTCATCAGACAAGTATATTCCGTTATTGTCGTCTTCAAACCATTCCAATAACATTTCCTGTTCATCTTCAGATAAGATATGATGTGAACAAGTATCACCTTCACAAGATAAGTTTTCTAATTCTTTAAGTTTTCTTTGTGCCCACAAAATTCCACTTTCACTTCCCCACGCATCAACCATCAAACCACCGCAGCCTTCACCATAAGGAACATCTTTGTGTTGAAGGTGTCGTGCGAATGAAGCCATTCTTGATATAGTATCTTCACTAATGTTTTCACCTTTACATAATTGATGTGCCCTTTGTTTTCCAACATCTGTTCCACAATCGCCCCAACCATTTTCTTCAGCCCACTTTACAGCCCGACATGCCGCATTCTTTGCGGACTTTGGATAATCATTATATGACAATTCCTGTTCCCCTTCAAAATACGAATAACATACAGCCAATCTTTGCTCTTCGTTTGGAAATTCTGACTTCATCTTTTCATCGGACATACACCTTCCAATAAATTCGTCTTCTGACTCATTTTGACGGGGGTATACGAACTCTTCTTTACTGAAGTAATGAAACCCTTCTTCAATTGCTGGTGCGTCCACAATGGACACTATTTGGACTCCATAATCATCAAACATTTCATCGGGCAAACCCTCAATGTCAATGTCCATTTCAACTATTTTCTTTACATCTTCATTCATAATCTTGATAAGTTTTCAATTTCAAAATCCGCTTCCTGTTGTGAAGTCATTTCAGTTGAAACGACATACGCCTTAATCGGTGGTTGTTGTCCAGGTGTTATTTGTTCACCGGGATTTTGTAGTCCACCCAAATTTTGATTTGTATTATTTATTGCGTTTTGTGGATTGAACGAACGAACATCCGTTTGTGGTGTTTCAATATCACCACCACCTGAACTTTGGAATTTCGTGTTTTTAATCTTAAGTATCTGTGCCGCACCCGTAGCCGCTGCGATTGCCGCACCAGGCAAACCTGCGGGTATACCCAAACCTCCGGCTGCGGGGCTTATCGCACCAATGATTGCTGAAGCGGTGTTGATAAGTGCGGATGATATACCCAATGCTTTGTTGAACTTGAATGCCTTTTCTTGTTTCTTTTCATCATCACCTGCGGCTGCGTCGTTCAAAGCCATAATAGCGTCAATCCCCGCAGAAGCCAAACTCAATCCATTTTGAAGTTTCGCCATCTGTGCCTGTTTGTCTTTTTCAACATCTTCTTTACGGAATTTTTCATTCGCTTCTTTCAATGCCGCATTTTTTTCATCATTGATTTGTTTTTCAAGTTCGGCATTACCCTTCACATTTTCCAACAAACCATCATAAAATGACGCTATATCCGACAATTCTTTTTCCCGTGCTGTTTGTTTTTTCGCATCCAATTGGTTCAAAACTTCCTGTTCGTTTGCCAATCTTTCATCATTAAATTGTTGACGGGTGTTTTCTATTTGTTTGTCAAATTCCGCAGCCAACGCAGCCTTTTCTTCATCGGATGCCTTCAACACATCCAATTCATTAAGGGCTTGTTTCTTTGCTAATTCAAGTGCTTTAATAGCCGCTTCTTCTTCGTTTTGAATGTTTTCATTACGAAGGGTTTCAATCGCATCATTAATAGCATTTTGTCTGTCCAATTCTTCCTGTTCCAACTCCCTTGATAATTTGGCGGCTTCCTGTTCCTTAATTGATAATTCAGTTTCCCGTGCTATTCGTTCCGCCTGTGCTTCAGCCAATTGTGTTTCTAATTCTTCCCTTTCTTCATAACTTGATGTTATGTCTAATTGTGCTTGTATTGCGGCTTCATTCGCACGGGCTTCATCCGCTGCGTTTTGTGCCAATTTGATGTTGGCTTCATTCACCTTATCCAAAGCCTTTTTTCTTTCTTCATAAGTCAATGTGGTGTCTTCAGCAACTTTTTGGTTCAATTCCAATTCTTTTGTCAGGTTCGCATTTTCAACAATTAATTCCTGTTGAATATCCCTTAATTCCCTTTGTTTCACCACCAAATCATTGGTTGCTTCCACCGCTTCTTGAACCGCAGGAACAACATCATTGACAATAACATCACCCAATTGATATAATCCCGCAGTGACTGGGTTTAATGCCAAAGCCGAATCACCAATCTTTGTGAAACCATCTTTGGCATCCGCAATAGCCCCTTCAAAATCCCCTTTGAATGCCTTCTTAATCGCACTACCAACCAATCCAAAACCATCCAATAATTGTTGAATTTTTCCAATAACAAATTCTTGTATTGTCGTTCCCAAATTCTTAATTGTTTCAACGGGGTTTTCAAACGCTTCCTTAATCTTTGCGGGTATATCTGATAAGAAACCAATAAGTTTGTTTACAATAACTCCAATGGACTCAAACGCAACCCTTAATACCCTTGAACCTTCTTCAGTATTTTTGAAATAGTCAATCAAAGAAGCAATCGCAACTACCAACAAACCAATACCTGTTGAAGCGAAGGCTATTTTTAATGCCTTTGCCCCCTTCGTTCCCGTAGTGAAGAATGTCTTAATTCCCCGTGTCGCCAATTTGAAGTCAGCCTTTAATTTTTTGAAGGTGTCCTTAATACCATCAAATCTTTCTTGAAGAAAACCACCTTCTTCACCGGCTTCTTTTGACGACTTTGCCAAGTCATCTGTTTCCTTTGATGCGTCTTTGGTGGCACTCTGAACCTGTTTCAAAACAGAATCCAAAGTTTCCAAATCATCAATATATGCTTCAAGTCCATTAATCTTGAAATATATGTCTATTTTCTGTTCCGCCATACTATAAAATATTAATTAAAAAATTCCGTTCCATTCCATTGATGCTTCATCCCATCTGAAGTCCGCAGTATTCCAAACAATTTGTGGTGGAACGAAACCACCTGTATCAATGTCGTAGTCAACCAACTTAATTAAGTCCACTTTGACTAATGACTTTTTTCCAATCGGAACATCCGATATTTTTTCAACATAAAAATATGTGTTTTTAACGAATATAACATCATCAAAACTGAAATCCCTTAAGTCATTATAGTCCAACACAAAATAACCCGTCATTCGTCTTGAAAAGGGGTTATAAAGGGAGTCAATATACCCCTCCCAATATCTTTCATACGCAGATTGTCCATTCAACGCATTCGGGAAGTTATTTACATACCCCTGTTCCCTTTGCCAATTCAAATTGAATGATGATGACGAAGGTTCGTATACATCATAATATGAAACCATCGGATAATCATCCAAAGGGTTTCCAGCAAACGCTTCAATATACCAATCAATACCATCCGTATCTTTTCTTCCATTATAAAATAATAACCTTGAATGTGGACGAATTGGTTTGTGTTGAATTGGAAATGAAGAGTCAGTTCCAGGTTCGTGGGCATGGATTTGTGGAATGACGAATGTATCCCCAATCGCAGTATTCTTTCGTTCAATTTGTGTTATTGGTGTCGGGGCGAAATTCGTTTTTATCGTTCGTTCACCCGATAAATAATCATTACTTGAATTGACTATAAGTGAACCAAATACTTCATCAAATATGTCTTTATTCAATTCATTCAAAAAGTCCTTATCTTGTCCTTTGTCAGTGAAATTAATCACCGATTGTTGTGTAAAGAATGTTGGTTCATATATCACATCTTTGGATAAGTCCAACTTATCAGTCCAATCAAATACTTGTCCTGTTCCAATATATTCCTGCCAAGGTTCAATATTGAAGTGTTTTGCTCTGACTTTGTCTGGAACTAATACCAATCTAAATTTGGTGATTATGTCCTTAATGAAATCAATCTTTTTATACTTGTCATCAAGAAGGGGAGCAATCGCTACATCACCAGGTGCCGATAATACCAACAAATCAGATGAAGAAATATTATACCTGTCAAAGTCAGGTGATATAATATTAATACGAACTTGTATTGTATCACCCGCAGTCAACGACAATACTTGAACACCAGAATCAAAACTTATATTTGTGATATTTTCACCAACGACATTGTAGTTTTGTGAATAAATTGTAGTGGTATTTCTTTCCAATTCAACTTGAATTGTTCCCGAACCAAATTCTGTTCCACCTAATATACCATATAATCGGGCTCTGATATTATAAGTTCCGGATGCCGGAACTTCATACTTATAAGTCGTCGTATTGAAGTTTCCCGCAGCATCCAATAAAATATTATCATAAGGAATAATCTGTGCGTCAAATTGGTTATTGTATTCTTCAATACTGACTTCCAATTCATTCTCCCTGTTTTCAACAATTATACTTTCATCATTTCCAAACGCAGATAAGTATAATTTTCTAAATAAATTGGAAGACAAAAAAGTTGATGTATAAGAATACCCCGCCTCATCAAATATCTTATCCCAAACCGCTTTGGCTCTTATCATCGGTTTGAACCTGTTGATTGGAAGGGGGTTTCCTGTTCCCGATGAAGTGAAGTGTTTACCGACATTGTCTTGTGATATACGGGTTTCAATAGGTTCACCATCTTCGTCGTAGTTTACCCCAAAATCAATCAATGGATACAATATATCACCTTGAAATAACCCTTGTATCAACGAAGGGGTTTGCGGATACGCAGCCCAACTTAAAATGACATTGGATATATTATGTGTATGTGTATATTCAGACAAGTCCAATTCATTCAAATAACCTTCCCCGACTGATGTTCCAAAATCTTTGGTTTCACCCAAAAAGATAAGTTCGTAGTCAACCTTCTGTTGTTGTCCTGACAAGTATATCTTCTGTAGTCGGATTTGTCCTGTCCTGAATAACAAACTATCAACATATATGAAGGCTTCCCTTTTTTGTGTTATGTCAAAGTCCAATCCATTGATTTCAAATGCCGTCTTAAAAAAATTGTTATTATGTGAAGTCGCAGGAACACGGAATGTCCTTGAAAAAACACTTTTCGCAGATGTATCCCGAATGTCTTCAATACTGAAGGTTAGTTTCGGGGGGCTCTGTTCATATAAGTCAATTGAAATACCATCAACAATTAATTCAACCATTATCCCCTTTGTATATTCAATTTATGTGCTGACTTCATCTGTATCTGATATTGGAAGAATTTGTCTTTTCTGAATGTTCGTTCATTCCAACTTGTATTTGTCAACACTACCGGAATCCAAGTATTTGATGGACTGAAACGAGCACGAACATCAGGTGATACAAACAAACTTTTTAATTTGTCTGCGTCTTCATCAGATAAGAAATCTGTTGTGATTGTCCAACCTTCTTGAACTTCAGTATTGTATACCTGTTCACCCCTTGAATAGTCAGGCAAACTGAATGTTGCTTCACCCCAAGTCCCTTCAGGTTTCACATAAGTTTCACGACTTATTGTATAATTATTATCCTTCCTTTTTGTGAAATAATAATAATCACGAACACCAAAACTATTCAACCAACTTAATTGGACATAATCAAAGTCATTACATTGTTCATCAACAATATCAACCCTGATTGGTGCGTATGTTGGTGATGAACTATAATAAGTTTCTGAAGCAGAACAAGTTCCCGCTCCCTGTAATGTATAAGGGGCTAAATAATAATGTGATAAGTTTTGATATTGCGTCACCAGTGATGTGTTTCTATTTCCCGAATTGAAGTGAATAATATCTTGTGGATATACTGGGTCTGTTTCGTCAAATAACACATCATATATGGAGTCCAATACAATAATTCCACCTGTGTTCACCAAAGTCAATCTAACCCCCCTAATCCCTTCACAACCTGATGGAATTGGAAATGAAACATTCTCCCTTGAATAGTTCAACCACGAAGTGATGAAATCAACATCATTTCTTTGTCTTTTCAAACAATATACATTTGATATACTACTATCATTTGAAATCCACGAAGGAACGGCACCTGGCAAAATGTTTTTACTTTGTATGGTGAACATATCAGATAATCCAACCCCTTTTTCTGTTATGACTGGACACCCAATAAGTCCTGTTATTGCGGGGGTATAATTTTGATAAGGAAAATCCAATTGGTTCCATTCCTTTCTTCCACCAATCACAATCTTATTGGTTAATGTTCCTTGAACTTGAAATACTCCAACACCATTGATGTATCCATATCTTAATGAATATCTGAAGGTTTCATCGGGGGCGAATGAAAATTGTGTTGGTGTTTCAGCACTATAATTCGGTGTCGTATAATTTTGTAGTATCTTTTGAATATCAAAGTGGAAATACCCCTTTGTATTTGGATATTGTTCCACCAATGCTATTCGTGTTGATAAGTCCGTTGTTAATACTTCAACGGCACATTTTTCACCTGTTTCATTCAAATCAAAGAATGTATACAAGTTTTTTCCATAAGATTTTTCAATCTTATTTATATCGGAAACCAATGATAAGTCAGGTGCTTCAGCCATTTCCAAATTCTTTATTATAAATATTTATAAGTCGCTGTTCAATATCTTTTGGATAAAAATCAAAGGCGTCAATACCTGGAACCTTCTTTGGATTGTGTTTACTGCCAAACCTATATCCAACGGGTTCGTTGAATGCCCCAGCGACTTCTGCGGGTATTCCAAACGCTCCATTTCTTTTGAAACCATCAACACCAAAACTCAAGAAATAACCATAATACATCATTTGAATGATGAAGGCATTTTCTTCTATACGAACACCTGAAAAACTTCGTCTTAAGTTTCCTGTTCTATTTTTGAAGGGGGTTCTTCGTGTTCCACCTTTGTATAATAAATTATATACATCGGATAATAATACTGATAATTCACCATCCACCCCTTTATCAAGGTATTCAGCGGTTTTAAGTATTTCATTTGCTAATTCGTCTATATTATCTTCAATCGGCATATCAGAATGGTTTGTCGCAAATGTCCAATGGACTATTATAAATTATAGTCAACGCTCCCGTAGCCCCAACCACATCATCAGAGAAACGCTCCTTGAATGGTGTTATGGTGAAGGGTGTTGATATTTCAACAAGGGGATTATCCAAAGTCATATTGAACTTTGAAATCACATCAGTCAAATACTGAATACATAATGACTGGTGTTTGATAATATCCGCTTTGGTGTCCTTTGATTGCGTCATACTGATAAGATTGAAGGTGAACCTTGAAGTTTTGTTGTCCGCTTGAATATTGATTGGATTAAGAAACATATATGGATAATCGGGCGCTTCATTTGTGTCGGGGGTGTTCATATCACTTATATCCCCGTATCCAAATGTGTTTACAAACTTATGTGCTTCACATATAGTTTCTATTTTTGTTATTATTTCTTCGTAAGTCATTTAATCTTTTATTTTCTTCTTCCAATTTATCTTTTTTCCATGCCAAGAAATTGAAACATTCCTTCACATTATGTTTGACGACTTCTTTGATATTCAGGAACTTTTCATCCGCCAAAACCATAATTAAGTCATACCACATATATTCGGGGGAAATCTTTTCAATTTCTTCTTTGATTTCCCCTTCTTCGTCAATACCAAATAATTTTGAATAACCCTTGAATATGGTTTCCCTGAATTTGATATATGATTGTATCGCTCCCCAAACTTGTCGTAATGTTATGTCCTTTGTGTCGTCAAGATTGTATAGTTTCTTTGATATTTTATCAATGGTTTTTCTTAACCCCTTATTGAATAAGATTTCCAAATCAATAAAATCACCCAAACTGATTTCATCAAAGTTGATAAGTTTGTGTTCACCAATTTCTTTGACTATATCACAATCTGACGGATACAGGACATTATAAATAATTATCACCCCAACTGATTTTGTTTTGTCGGGGATTATATCAATTTCATCATCGGGGATTTCCATCGCCTCTTGAAGTATGTAAGCCCAACTGAATTCGGACTCCACATCAAACCGAGCCAAGTCCTTCCACTTATCCAATGTGAAATCTTCGGGAACACTATATGTATTGTTATTTATGACGAAATCAAACATACTTAAAAATATATTATCTGACCCAGTTGTATGAACCTTTCTTCTTTTTAGTTTTTCGTGCGTAGTTGGTTATTGCCAAAGACATAACGCAGTCGTCGTGAAACCCCTTTTCAGCACCATACTTGATGTTCCGTGTTGAAGGTGAATATTCAAATGTGAAGGTGTTTAATTCTTGAAATAAGGGGGGATATAATTCTTGTGAAGGTATGACTATACTTCCATCATTAAAATCCAATATCAGTCCTTCTATGATTTCCTGT